CGGCTACAACCTGTCCGGGGACACCGGCGCCGGCAACGAGATCGGCGGCGGCCTGGCCGGCACGCAGGATGTGACCGGTATCGACAAGTCGGCCTTCGAACGGGTGGGGCTGCTGCGGGACGGCCGCCTGTCGTGGACGAGCTTCTTCAACCCGGAGACGGCAGCAGACGATCCGGGCGTCACCGAGGACCGGGCGCACACCGTCCTGTCCAGCCTGCCCACCACGGACCGGCACATGATGTGGGCGACCGGCACGGCGATCGGCTCGGCGGCCGCCTGCATCGTCGCCAAGCAGATCGACTACAACCCGACCCGCAGCCAGGACGGTTCGCTGACCATCTCTGTCTCGGGGCAGGCCAACGGGTACGGGCTGGAGTGGGGCGACCTCCTCACCACGGGAATCCGCACGGACACTACTGGCACGAACGGGGCGTCCCTTGATCTGGGCACCGGGTCGACCGCCTTCGGGTTGCAGGCCTACCTGCACGTCTTCGCGGTCACCGGCACCTCGGTGACGGTCAAGTTGCAGGAGTCCTCCGACAACGGCGCCGGCGATGCGTGGGCGGACGTGACGGGGGGCGGGTTCACCGCGGCGACGGGGATCACGGCGCAGCGAATCCAGACTGCGCGGGATCAGACCGTCGAACGGTATCTGCGGGTGGTGACGACCGGGACGTTCACGGACGCCCAGTTCGCCGTCGCGGTGATCCGTAATGGTTCGGAGGTGCAGTTCTGATGGGCGAGGCATTCCGTCTCCAGCCTGCCGGTCCGGCGTCGGCGTACCAGACGTTCAGCATCCAGTCCCGCCCTGATCAGGCTGTGCGCACCGTGTGCGAGCAGGTGGCGTGCGAAGCATGGCGGCAGGGCTGGGAGTCGCTCATCGATGAGTCCACCGACCTCGGCAAGGACCAGGCCGCCTACATCCGTATGCAGTCGGGGCGCACCTTCCGTGAGCAGCGCACTGCGGCCGGGCTGACGGTGTTCCGGTTCGAGTCCGGGCAGCGCTGCTTCGCCGATCACAAGACCCGGCCGGAGCTGTACCTCGTCCGTGACGGGGACTACCGGGGCAACCCGACCGGGCGGGTGCGGCAGCACACGCGGGCGCAGGACTGGGTGGAGCACGTCCAGCAAGACCTCGACCGGTTCAACGAGAGCCGGAAGAGAGGCTGAGCGATGAGCGACGAGAAGCACTGGCGCCTATGGATCAACGACGTTGAGCGCACCGATGGCTGCGAGCACATCGACGTCACCATGCCGAGGCTTGTCTACGACGTCCCGCACGACGGGCGCTGGCAGCGGCGCGTCCTGGGCGCGGGCGGGTTCGCCATCACGGTGACCAACCCCAGCAGGGACCTGCTGAAGCTCGTGGATGACGGCGAGCAAACGCACGCCCTGAAGGTCGACTACAGGGGCCACGCGCTCTCCGTACCCGTCCAGTTCCACATGGACTGGGCTGAGCGGAGCGGCGTCCGCAAGATGTTCGGCTGCCTTGCTGTCGACGCCGACAGTCTGCCGAAGTGGGTTACGGAATCCGACGTTCACGCTGGTGAGCGCGGCGAAGAAGGAGGGCAGAGCCATTAGCAAAGAGAGCGGCCTCGGGTGGACGACACTCAACGTGGACAATTCCGCGGGCAGTGCGCAGGACATCCGCAACGACGTCACCAACCTCGACTGGTCCATGCCGCGGGGCGTGCAGGACGTGACCGGTATCGACAAGAGCGCGATCGAGCGGCTCCTGCTGCTCGCGGACTTCTCCGGCACGATGAACGGCGTCTTCGACGACGGCGCCAACCTCGCGCATGCCGTCCTCAAGACGGTCTCGTCGACGTCGGTGAACCGGACGATCGGCATCGTCATCTCCGGCCAGACCCTCAACAACGAGTGCCTCATCACGGACTACGCCCTCACCCGCGCGCAGTCCGGGGAGTTCACGTGGAGTGCACCGTTTTCCCTTGCTGACGGAACAACGCCGGCCTGGTCTTGATCAACTTCTACTTCTGATTGGAGGTCAGGCCGTGGGATTCCGCGAGCCCGACAGCACCATCACCGTCCGCTTCAAGCCGGGCGAGACCTACCACGGCCTCGAAGCCACGCTCCACAGCATGACCATCGACGAGTACTCCGCCGCCCTCGGCTGGGACGGCGGAGAGGGCGACAGCCAGGGCGCCACCCTCGAACGCTTCTACAAGGCCCTCATCTCCTGGAACCTCACCGACAGCCAGGACCGGCCCATCCCGGTCAGTGAAGCGCGCAGCCGCGATAAGCGGCTCATCCTCGCTCTCAACAACGCCTGGGTGAACAGCCTGACGGGAGTGCCCGAGAGCGACCCTTTGCCCGACAGCTCCACCTCTGGAGGCACCTCCCCGGCGCCCGCAATCCCGATGGCACCACTGTCGGAGAGCCAGGCGAGCTGACCTTCGCCCGCCGAATGCTCGGCCTCCTCCGCCAGTTCCCCGGCTACACCCTCACCACCCTCCTCCAAGAGGACGTACGCCTCCTGCGCCTGCTCAGCATCGAAGCCCTCGGCACACCCGACGAACCCGACCCCGTGGAAGGAGGTGACGCATGGCCGACGACGTGATCATCACTATCCGGGCCGACAACGGTGACGTGATCCGTGCGTTCCGGGATGTCGACGGTCGCCTGCGTGACCTGCGTGGCCGGTTCATCACCGAGGGCACGGTCATGACCGGGTCGATGAACCGGCTGTCCGCGTCCATCGGCGGCGTCAAGGGATCACTGATCCCGCTGGCCACGGCGGCTGTCCCGCTGGGTGCGGCACTGGCCCCGATCGCGGTGAAGGCCGGGGCGGCCGGCCTTGCGGTGGCGGCCTTCGGCGCTGCGGTGGCTGGGCAGGTGTCACACCTGTCGGAGGCGTCGGAGGCGCAGGACAAGTACTCGGCTGCGGTGGCCCAGTACGGGCGCGGTTCGAAGCAGGCGGCAGAGGCGCAGCGGGCGCTTGCGTCGTCGCTGGCGTCGATGCCGCAGGCCACGGCGCGGGCCGCGGTGGGCCTGTCGACGCTGAAGACGGAGGCCAAGGGCTGGTCGGATGAGCTGGCCGGGTTCACGATGACCCCGGTCGAGAAGTCTTTCACCCTGCTGGGGCAGGCTCTTCCGAAGCTGACGCCGATGGTGCAGGGTGCCTCATCCCAGCTGGACCGGCTGGTGACTGTCGCGGGCGGGGCGATGACCACGCCTGGCTTCGACGAACTCTCCGACAAGATCTCAACGTTCTCCAACAACGCACTCAAGGACGCCGTCGACGGCATCATCCACTTCTCCCGTGCCCTGTCCGAAGGCGACGCGGGCGGTCCGGTGAAGGCGTTCATGGAGTACGCCGAGCAGAACGGGCCGGCACTGCGGGAGACTCTGTCGAGCGTCAGTGATGCGGTGTCGACGTTGGTGGAGGCGTCGGCGAACGCGGGGCCGGGGATGCTGACGTTGGTGAATGCGGCGGCGCAGTTGGTGGCGTCGTTGCCGCCGGAGTTGGTCACGGTGCTGATGCAGGTCGCGGTCGGCTTGAAGGTGCTGTCGCTGGCGGGCGCGGGCGCGGCTGCTGCGGCTGCTGGTGTGCAGGCGCTGGGCGTGAGGATCGCGGCGTTGAATGCGACGTCGGCTGCGGCCGGTGGCGGGGTGGCTGGGCTGCGGGCGGCGTTCATGTCGCTGGGTGTGGCGGCGCGCGCGTCGGTCGTGGTGGCCGGTATCGCCGCGGTCGCGGTTGCGTTCGGCGAGCTGGGCCAGCTGGGCCGTCAGGCGCCGCCGGACATCGACAAGCTGACCACGTCGCTGGGCCAGCTCGGGCGGACAGGCAAGGTCTCGGGCGAGGCGGCCCGCCTGTTCGGCAAAGATCTCGACGGACTGTTCGACTCGGTCCGTAACATCACCGACCCGACGACCACCGACAAGATTCAGCAGGGTCTGGTCAAGGTGTTCTCGCTGGGGCTCGCGGACTCAACACCGCACTCGGAGGCCGAGGACCGGCTCAAGGGGATTGACGCCGGGCTGACGAACCTCGTCCGCGGCGGCAAGGCAGACGTTGCGGCAGCCGCGTTCAAGCGTCTGTCTGCGGAGTACGTCGACGGCGGCGGCAAGGCCCGGGACTTCAAGTCGTCCATGGACGGCTACGCCTCGGTCTTGGCTGATGTCGCGCTGGAGCAGCAGCTCACCGCGGACAGCATGGGCTTCTTCGGTGAGGCGGCGCTCGCCACGTCGGCGAAGCTGGAGGCACAGCAGCGCAGCGCGGACGGACTGAGGGCGAGCATCCTCGCCCTCAACGACGTCAATCGCAGCGCGTATGAGGCGCAGATCGGATTCGAGGCATCCCTCGACTCCCTCACCGAGTCCTTCAAGGAGCACGGCTCCACCCTCAACTTGGACACCGAGGCCGGGCGCGCGAACGGCCAGGCCATGGCCGACGCCGCGAAGGCGCAGGGTGAGCTGATCGCAACCGGGCTCGCGGCGGGCGAGTCGCTCGGGTCGATGACGAAGAAGTCGAACGAACTGCGGGCGTCGATGCTCACGCTGGCCACGGAGGCGTTCGACGGGAACAAGGCGAAGGCCACCGAATACGTCAACACGCTCCTGGGCGCGCCGTCCGAGATCAAGACGCTGGTGAAGCTGGAACGCGAGGAAGCCATCTCCGGTCTGGAGGAGGTGCGGGCGGCGGTCCAGGCGACACCGGGCTCGAAGGAAGTTACGGTCTCCACGCTGAACGGTGCGGCGATCAAGGCGCTGGAAGCGGTGGGGCTGAAGACGCGGACGCTGCCGGACGGCCGCACGGCTGTGTTCACTGCGAACGGACAGGCGCTCGGCAGCATTAGCTCGGTCTCGTCCGCGCTGAACCGGCTGGACGGCAAGACCGCCAACACGTACACCACGAACTCGGTGACGACGTTCTACACGTACAAGGGCAAAAGCATTGCCGGGGTGTCCGCTGGCCGTATGGCGGACGGCGGCCGGGTGCCGGGGTATGCCGGGGGCGGCGATGTGCAGCTCGCGCCCGACGGGCTCCTCAGCGGCCCCGGAACCGGGAGGTCTGATGACATCCTGGCCGTCTTTGCCAGCGGCGCGGTGGGCCGGGTGTCGGACACCGAGTTCGTGGTGAACGCGCGGGAGACGAAGAAGCATCTGCCACTGCTGGAGGCCATCAACGATGGCAAGCTGCCGAAGTTTGCCTCGGGTGGCCTGACTTCGGGGCAGGTCAAGGGCTTGTACTCGTCGAAGGACATGTCCGGGCTGACGTCGACACTCGCCGATGTCCGGGCCCGGATCAAGGACAAGACGGGCGGCGCCACCGAAACACGGCTGCTGCGGACGCTGGACTCGGTGGGGAAGAAGCTCATCACCTACGAGAAGGCCCTCGTCCCGGTCAACAAGGCGTTGGACGCGGCGAAGACCAAGCTGACCGACCTCAAGACCGCAGCCGCCAGCGCAGCATCAAGCGTGAAGTCGGGCCTCCTCGGCGAGGCCAACATCACGAAGGCGGCCGGGGCCGAGGACTCCCGCGTCACGATCAACACGATCCTGTCGCGGATGCGTGGCTCCGCCTCCAACGCCAAGGAGTTCGACAGCGCACTGAAGACGCTGAAGGGACGCGGTCTGTCGTCGACCCTGTTGCAACAGGTCGCCGAGGCCGGCGTGGACGGCGGCGGACTGGAGACAGCGCAGGCCCTGATGGGGGCGTCGTCCGGGCAGCTGCAGAACCTCAACAGCTTGCAGGGCCAGCTCACGGCGTCGGCGACGTCGGCCGGGAAGACGACGGCGGATGCGGTGTACGCGTCGGCGATCCGGGCGCAGACGGTCGCGGTGACGAATTTGACGAGGTCGCAGGACAAGCTTGAGAACGCGATGGCGAAGCTGGCCTCGGCGTTGGACAAGACGGTTGGGCGGGCGATCGGGAAGAAGGCGTCGGGCGGGATCGTGGGCGCTGCTGCGTCGGGCGGTATGCGGGGTGGGCTGACGTGGGTGGGGGAGCACGAGGCCGAGCTGTTGGAGTTGCCGTCGGGGTCGCGGGTTTGGTCGGGGCCGGACTCGCGCAGGAAAGCGCGGGAGATGGCGGCGCCCTGGGCGTCGATGCTCAACAGCCCCCGCCGTTCTTCCGCCGGCGGCGGTGGCGGGGGTGGTGCGCGGCCGATCATCGTGCATCAGACGATCACCCTCGACGGGAAGGTCGTGGCCCGGCAGATCCTCGACCCGCTGCGCGAGGAGATTCACCACCTCGGCGGCAACGTCCAGTCAGCCCTGGGAAAGGGGTGACGAGCTGTGGCGTTTCCTGAGACCCCGCTACCGATCGCGGTCGAGATCAGCCTCGACGGGTCGACGTGGACGGACATCACCTCGAATGTGCGGGGCGAGCAGCAGGTGCAGATCACCCGCGGCCGCTCCAACTGGGCGAGCGCGGTGGAGGCCGGGCGCTGCTCGTTCAGCCTGGACAACAACGATGGCCGCTACAGCCCTCGGAATCCGGCGGGCCTCTACTACGGGCAGATCGGCCGGAACACTCCCGTCAGGGTGTCGGTGGCCACCGGGTCCGTAGCGCTCGACCTGCCGGGCGGGGATGGCGACTACGCGTCCACCCCGGATGCGGCAGCATTGGACATCACCAGCGACATCGACGTTCGCTTCGATGCGACGCTGGTCAACTGGGTCCTGCCGGACTATCCGTCGGCGGGGCAGTCGGACTACGACCGCACTGAACTGATCGCCAAGTCCGCTTCCGGGCAGGTGTCGTGGGCGCTGTACACGCGCCTCAGCACCCTCTATCTCGTGTGGTCGACGAACGGCTCCACGCTGAAAGAGGCCGCCGCGACGGCGGATCTGCCGCTGACGACGTCGGGCCGGCTCGCGGTGCGCGCGACCCTCGATGTGGATAACGGGGCCGCCGGGTGGACGGCCACGTTCTACACGGCAGACAGCATGGCGGGGACGTGGACCCAGCTGGGGAGCGCGGTGACCGGGGCGGGCACCACGTCGATCTTCTCGGGGACGGCAGCGCTACGACTCGGATCCACCCCGGACGTCGCCTTCGATGAGGCGATCGGCCGGGTCCATGCCGCGCAGGTCCGCACCGGTATCGGCGGCACCATCGTCGCCAACCCTGACTTCACCGCGCAGACCAGCGGGGCGACGAGCTTCGCGGACTCGGCCGGGCTCACCTGGTCGACGGCAGGGAACGCAGCTATCACCGACCGGAAGATCAGGTTCGCCGGGGAGATCGCCTCATGGACGCCGAAGTGGGACACCGGCGGCAAGGACGTGGTGTGCGAGGTGGAAGCGGCCGGCGTGCTGCGCCGCCTCGGTGTCGGCGCCGTCCCCACGAAGTCGCCGTTCTACCGGGAGTTCACCAGTCCTGGCCGGCGTGCGGCGGGTGTTGTGGCGTACTGGCCGATGGAGGACGGGTCGGGGGCGACGAGTCTGGCGTCGGCGTACAGCGGCCATCCGGCGATGACGATGACGGGGTCGGTGACTCCTGCCGCCTACGACGACTGGGTGGCGTCCGATCCTGTGCCCACGGTGGGGACGGGGTCGATGCGGGTGACGGTGCCGTCGTACACGGTTGACGCCAGCAAGAACGGCCGGTGGGGTTTCTTCGTCAAGATCCCGTTGTCGGGGGTGGTGTCGACGCAGCGGCTGGTGTCGATCTCGCAAACCGGGACGGCGTCGGTGTGGTCGCTGTACGTCAATACGTCGGGGCAGTTGGCGTTCCGCGCCTACAACGATGGTGTGCAGGTTCATGATTCCGGCTTCGGCACGGCGATCATGAACGGGCTGGAACAGTACATGTTGATCACGCTGGTGCAGGACGGCGCCGACGTCGACTACACCGTCATCGCCGTCGACATCGCGGACTCCCTCGACACCGCCGTCCCCGACAACTTGCCGGTTATCACGTCCGTGTCTGGAACCGTCGCCGGGTACACCACCGGCCGTATCACCCAGATCCGGTTCGGCGAGGACGGTGCGATGAACGGCACCGCGATCGGGCACCTCGCCGTCGGCAACGCAACCACTGCATTTACGGCGTCCGCCTCTGTGATGGTCGGCTGGAGCGGCGAAGAGGGGCCCTCGCGGATCGCCCGCATCGGCGCCGAGGAATCGTTGCACGCCTACCCCACCGGCGGCGGTGACGAGCAGTGCGGGCCGCAGACCCGCGGCACCGCCCTCGATGTGATGCGTGCGGCCGCCGAGGTCGACGAGGGCATCCTGTGCGAACTGCGCCGCGTCACCGGACTCCGACACGTCACCCGTACCAGCATGTACAACCAGCCGGCCGCGCTCACCCTGTCGTACTCGGGTGATGACGGACTGGTCGCCCCGCTGGCCCCGGTGGATGACGACCAGGCGGTCACCAACGATGTGACGGTCGCCCGCACTTCGGGTTCGTCGGCGCGCACCACCCTCGACACGGGGCCGCTGTCGACATTGGCTCCGCCGTCCGGGATCGGCCTGTACGACACGTCGTACACGCTGGACCTGCTGAACGATTCCCAGCCGCAGCATCATGCCGGGTGGCGCCTGCACCTGGGCACGTGGGACGAGACCCGCTACCCGACCGTCACCGTCAATTTGGCGAACGCGCCGGCGTCGATCGAGGATGCGACCGCGGTGGATGTGGGCTCCCGCCTCGCGATCACGGACCTGCCGTCGTGGCTGCCCCCGGACGATCTCGACCTGCGCGTTGAGGGCTACACCGAGGTCATGGACCAGTTCACGTGGACGCTGGCCTACAACTGCAGCCCGCACGGCCCGTGGACGGTGGCCGGGATCCCGATCATCGAGGACTTCGAAGACACCACCTTCGCCGTCACCTCCACCGACGCGGGCAGCGTGGCGTGGTCGCGGTGGACGACGCAGGCACACACCGGCACGTACAGCCTGCGCTCGGGGGCGATCGCCAACAACCAGACGTCCGACTGGATTATGGACGTGCCGCAGGGCGCGACGTCGGTGTCCTTCTGGTACTGGACCAGCAGCGAAGCGTCCGGGGCCGGCTTCGAGGGGGACCGGCTGTTGGTGTTGGCGGATGCGACGCAGGTGCTGCGGGCGCAGGGGTCGACGGCGTGGACAAAGCTCACGGTCGACGTGACCGGCGTGGAAACGTTGACGTTCCGCTACATCAAGGACAACAGCACGGCGGTCGGCTCGGATGCGGTTGCTGTCGACGACATCACGATCACCGGGCGGGCTCCGGTGCGCGCCGACACTGCGGGCTCGGCGCTGCTGGCGGCGGTGACGTCGTCGGCTACGTCGGCGCTGGTGGCGACCACGTCCGGCCCGCAGTGGACGACCTCGTCGTCCGAGTTGCCGTTCGATGTCCGGGTGAGCGGAGAGGTCTGGCGGGCGACCGCGATCGCGTCGTGGCTGTCGGACGCCTACGGCCGCACGGCGTCCGCCGGCTGGGGCACCGCCGACAGTGGCCAGACGTGGTTCGCGGTGGGCGGGACCGTGGCAACCGACTATGCGGTGGGATCCGGGTACGGCTCGCACACCCTCACCAGCGTCAACGTCTCCCGCCGGTCTGGAGTGGACTTCACGCATGCGGACGTGGATGTGTACGTCAGCGTCACGACCAGCGCGACCGCGACCGGCGGCAGCCTGTACGGCGGGTCCCTCGTCCGCTACGTCGACGCCGACAACCTGTACATGCTGCGGATCGAGTTCACCACCGGCAACGCCATCAACCTCGACGTCCGCAAGCGCGTGGCTGCGGTCGAGTCGTCGCTCGCCACCTACTCCTCGCCCCTCACCCACGTCGCCGGAACGTTCGTCCGGTGCCGCTTGCAGGTGAGGGGCAGCACACTGCGCGCGAAGGTGTGGGCCGTGGCCGCGGTCGAGCCTCCGGACTGGCACGTCACCGTGACGGATACGTCGATCACCACGTCCGCCTTCGTCGGCGCCCGGTCGATCTCTGCGGCGGCCAATACCAACGTGAATCCGCAGGTCCGCTACGACCTCTACGAGGTCATCAACCCGCAGACGTTCACCGTGACCAGGTCCGTGAACGGCGTCACCAAGAGTCAGTCGGCGGGCGCCAGCCTGGCACTCGCCCAGCCCGCCATTGCGGCCCTGTAGGAGGAACATCCATGGCATTTCTTGCTGGTGAGAGGATCACGGCCGCTCGCCTCAACCGGCTGCAAACGGTGACGTATGGCGCGATCGGATCCGGCACGGTCGTCGCGTCCAGCACGAACGCGGACGTCACGTCAGCGACGGTCACGATCACGACAGAGGCCGCGTCAGCCCAGTACAAGGCAATCTGCGTGTGGGACTACAACGCCACCGGCGTCCCCGGCGCGAGCAGCACGGCCCGCCTCGCCATCGACGGTGTCGGGCAATCCCCGCTGGCAACGTTCCGCGGGGACGCCGCCAACGAACGCGGCACCGTGACCCAGACCTACGAGGGCAACCTCGGCGCGGCCGGCACCTACACCTTCAAGCTGATTGCCACGACCTCGACCAACGTCGAGATCCAGGGCGTCAACTGCTCCATCACCGTCGACATCACTGAGGTGGCCTGAATGCCCTACCTGACCACTGGCAGCCAGCAGCTTGCGGGCGTGATGGCTACCGATCCGTTCCAGTCCCCGGCCGCGCCCCTGTTGCTGGGTGCGCTGGAGACGAACGCCATCCCGGTTGACCTGCCCAGCAACACCTATCGCACCCTGTACCGGGTAGTCCTCGGAGCTGTTGAGCCCGGCGACTATCTGGACATTGATGCGGACGCGCGGGTGACGAACAACTGCGGCTACAACGTCGGTGTCGGCTGGCACGTGTGGATGTACTCCTACACCAACCCGTTGAAAACGCAGGGTCCGTGGTGGCGGATCAGCGCCTTCTCCGGCGAAAACGTGACCCCGGACATGCACCACATGCCGCTCCATATCAGCTGTCTGTACCGCATGCCTGCCGACTGGCCGTCCGGGCACCGGCCCGTGATCGTGCTGCGGGCCGACGCTCACTCCACTGCCTGGCAGGAGGGCGACACCCTCGACGTCGACGCCGGGTACGGGCAGCTCATCGTCCGCCGCTGGGCCATACCCACTGTCTGAAAGCGAGCGAACCCATGACCAGAACCGGACCGCAGCGCTACCCCGGCGCCGACCAGACCCGCCGCTACCAGGGCACCTACAGCGGCAACGCGATGGAGACGAACGTCGTCGTCCTCCACACCACGGAGGGCCGCTCCCTCCCGGACTACGGCGGCGGCGCCTCCGCTCCGACCCTGACCGCAGTCCCCAACATCGCCAGCCGGAAGCTGCGTTGGTACCAGCACTTCGACATCGACACCTCCGCGCGCGCCCTCGTCAACGCGGCCGGCGGCGTGGAGACGAACACGCTGAACGTGTGTCAGGTGGAGCTGGTCGGCACGTGTGACCCGGCCACTCGGGACAAGTGGGTGAAGGCGGGCTACCGGCCCGGCGTCGACTTCATCTTCTGGCCGGACGCCCCCGAGTGGGCGCTCGCTGAGGTGGCGGTGTTCCTGCGGTGGCTGAGCACCGAGCATCGTGTGCCGCTCACCGGGCCCACGAAGTGGCCGGCCTACCCCACGTCGTACGCCAACGGCGGCGGGCAGCGGATGACGGCCGCGCAGTGGAATGCCTTCAAGGGTGTGTGCGGGCACATGCACGTCCCCGAGAACGTGCACGGCGACCCTGGCGCCATCGACTTCGCGCGGCTGATCGCCCTGGCCAAGGGGACCACCGCCCCGGCGCCGACCGTCGAGCAGCGTCTCTCCGCTCTGGAGAAGACCGTCACCGACCAGGGCAAGCGGCTCGCTGCCCTCGAATCGAAGTGAGGAATCCATGTCTGAGATCAATCTGCCCGACGTCGACACCGTGGTGAAGACCGCCAGCACGTATGCGAGAGACCTTGCCGAGCGCACCGTCTGGTCGTTCCTCGGCGGTGCGACCGCCGTATCCGTTGCGGCTGGTCCGGCCGACATGTTCCACGCCTCGTTCTGGCAGGCGGTGGGGGCTGGTGGTCTGGCTGCGGCGTTCGCCGTGCTGAAGGGTGTTGCGGCGCGGATCGTCGGCGAGAAGAACAGCGCCTCTACGGTCAGCGGCGTCTGAACAAGAAGGAGTAGCCCATGCCGGATGAGCCGACGCTGGGTGAAGTCGTCAGGCGATTCGACGAACGGTTCGCTGACGTCCGCGATGACATCCAGCAGCTCGGCCGCCGCATGGACGAGAAGGTTGACCAGCGGATCTACGACCTACGCCATGAGGCGCTGACGACGCGAGTGGGAACACTGGAAACCCTGCGGGAGAAGGACACCGAGAAGCTGGTCGCTACCAGGCGGTGGCTGATCGGCGCGGTGATCGTGCCGCTGGTCGGGATCCTGCTGCCCGTCATCATCCTTTTGACACGGGGGTCGTAATCGTGAGCCGGGTCCAGATACGAGCGGAGGAACGCAGGGGGCGGCGCGGGGATGCGCTGGTTGTGGTCCTGGCGCTTGCGTTCGGTGCGGCGCTGGCGTGGATCCTGCTGAGCGTGCAGACCCTCAACGATGATCTGCATGCGTCCAATGCGGCACGTGATGCGCTGGCCCGGCAGGTGGAAGGGCTGGGTGGGGTACCGGTGGCGGGGCCACCAGGGTCGCGGGGTGAGCCGGGGGAATCCGTGACGGGTCCGCCTGGTCCGACGGGACCTCCGGGTGTGCCGGGCCCGTCCGGTCCTTCGGGGTCGTCCGGTCCGTCGGGATCGCCTGGCGCGGATGGCGGTGATGGTGCGGCTGGGAGCGCCGGTCAGCCGGGCGGGGTCGGTGCGACGGGTCCG